CAGAAAGAATGAGAGATAAGCTAACAGAAATAAAAACACTACTAGGATACGGAGGATCAGAAGTCTTTCCAAAACAAATTCAATTAAAATCAGCAGATGACACAGGTAACTTTTTAAACCTACCATATTTTGGTGGTGAAGACACTACACGTTATGCATTTAGAGAAGATGGTGAAGCTGCAACACTAGAAGAATTTTACACTATATACAGTGAAATAAAACAAAAAGACATTACAAAAATAAAAATAGAAAGACCACAATCAGAATACTCTGATGCACCACCATGCATAGAACTTATGGCTATGAATAAAATACCAGAAGGTGGTCGTAACAATTCTATGTTTCATTTTGGTGTGTACGCTAAAAAGAAATGGCCTGCAGAATGGAAAAGTAAGATGACATTATTTAATGCAACTGCATCAACTGTACCACTGAGTGAGTCTGAGGTAGAAATAATTAAACGTCAGCACGATAAAAAAGAATGGGGTTACAAGTGTAATGATACACCGATGTGTAATCTGTGTGATAAAAAATTATGTAGAGAAAGAAAGTTTGGTATTGGTGAAGAGATTGTATTTCCTGCGCTGACTGACTTACAAAAAATTAAATTAGAAAAACCATACTACTATCTAAACGTAGATGGTGAAAGACTACACCTGGAGAACGTAAAATTTTTAAAACAACAAAGTTTATTTCAAGAAGCGTGTATGGAACAGTTGGATTTTAAACCACCAACAGTTAAACCAAAAGATTGGGACATGATAATAAACCCACTGATGAAGAACCATGAACCAATAGATCCACCAGAAGGTGTGACTACACAGGATCAATTACAGAACCATTTAGAAGAATATTGTTTAAACAGACAAGTATCAACAGACAAGAACGATCTTAAAAAAGGTGGTGTGTGGACCAGCGAAGGCAATCATCACTTTGTGTTTGACAGATTTTACAATCAGTTTTTAATTAGAAAACGTTGGGACGTACCATACTCACGTACAGCACAGATGTTGAAAGAAACATGTAACTGTGATGACAAACGTATTGGTAAAGAAAGAATCTCTGTGTTTGTTGTAAAACAGTTTGACAAAAAAGAAGACGACTACAATCAAAAAGAATTAAAACCAAAGGATATATTTTGAGAACGATTGTACTAGGACCACCAGGTACAGGTAAGACTACAACTTTGTTAAACAAAGTGGATGACTATCTAAAACAAACAGACCCTGACAAGATAGGTTACTTTGCATTTACACAAAAAGCTGCACACGAAGCAAGAGACAGAGCAATTAAAAAATTTAATTTAACAGAAGATGACCTACCATACTTTAGAACACTACACTCACTAGCCTTTAGAAAGTTAGGATTAAAAAAAGATCAAGTGATGCAGCCCAGACACTACAAAGATCTAGGTAAGAAGTTAGGTTTTCCTGTAACATACGCTGACTATCAAGAAGACCAGGGTGGTATCTTTACATCAGACAGTGAATATTTACGAATCATACAGCTAGCACAGCTACGAAACATTACACCAGAACAACAGTTTGATTTACAAGAACACACACAGGATCTGGAAAGAGATCAACTTAGAATTATACACAACGAGTTAGCAAGATATAAAAAAGAATATAACTTAATAGATTTTAATGACATGATAACAGAGTTTACAAAGTCAGATAAGTCTCCAAAGTTTGATGTAGTATTTATAGATGAAGCTCAGGATCTGTCACTAATGCAATGGGACATGACACGATCTATTTGGAATAAAACAAAAGATTCTTTTATTGCAGGTGATGATGACCAGGCAATATTTAGATGGGCTGGTGCAGACGTAGATTCTTTTATAGCATTGGAAGGACAATACTTACCACTAACACAGTCTTACAGAATACCTGCTAAAGTACATGGACTAGCGATGGGTATAATAAATAAAATTAGAAACAGAATAGATAAGTCATGGGAACCTAGAATTAGTCAAGGAAACTTACACAGACATTTTGATGTTGATAGTATTGATATGTCAACAGGTGATTGGTTAATATTAAGTAGAACAAGACACATGCTAACAGACATAGAAGAATCTTTGTATAGACAAGGATTGTATTATGAAAACAGATACAAACGAAGCAGTGAAAAAGAATTACACCAGGCAGCTACATCATGGGAGCATTTAAGACAAGGACAATTAGTTTCGTATAAAGAAATAGAAAACATGATTAAGTTTATAGGTCCTAAACATTGGCACGCTAAAAAAATAAAAGGTATGGCCAAAGGATCTTTTTATGGAATGGATCAATTGGTAAAAGATTATGGTCTACAAGTTAAGACAGTTTGGTATGAAGCATTTGACAACGCAGGGCAGACTAAGGTAAACTACTTGCGTAAGATGAGAAAGAATGGTGAGAAACTAAATGAAAAACCTAGAATTGAATTATCCACTATACATGCAGCTAAAGGTGGTGAAGCAACAAACGTTGTGCTATTAACAGATCTTACAGAAAATACTATGCGAAGTTATGAAAGAAATCCAGACGATGAGAATAGATTATTTTATGTAGGTGCAACAAGAACAAAAGAAAACTTACATATAATAGAACCAAAGAAATACGAAAAAGGATACTTACTATGACACATAAAGACATGTTTAAATCATCACACTACAATTCTTTAGAAGACCAGATAGGCGGGAAGCACTACCGGTCGATGAAGATTCAGCCCGCAGAATTTATAAATGAAAACAAATTACTTTTTGCAGAAGGCAACGCAATTAAATATATTTGCAGGCACCAGTCAAAAGGAAAAGCAGAAGACATAGAGAAAGCAATACACTATTTAGAAATGATATTGGAGAGGGATTATGATGCCGGCTAAATCTGTAATTAGAAAAACAATAGAAGTTAACAAACATGTGTTTGAATTAGAAATATATCCAAGAATAGTTTCCTGGGAAGTATTTCCAAGAAATTATGATGCAGCTTTGTATGCATTTAGTAATAAAGACACATTAAATAAAACAATAGAAGATAACTACTTATACGAGAAGAGGAAAAAATAACATGCAGATACCTTTGTTCAAACCACAAACTGAATGGCTACCACCAGAAAATTTTCCAGACTTATCTAAGTATGATGAGATAGCAATTGACTTAGAAACTAAAGACCCAGACCTAATGAAGATGGGGTCAGGTTCTGTAGTTGGTAGAGGTGACGTTGTAGGTATAGCTGTAGCTGTTGCAGGATGGTCGGGTTATTATCCTATCGCTCATGAAGGTGGTGGTAATATGAGTCGAGCAAAAGTATTAAAATGGTTTCAAGGTGTACTAAGTACACCCGCAGATAAAATCTTTCACAACGCCATGTATGACGTGTGTTGGATTAAAGCGCTCAGTCTAAGTGTCAGCGGTCGTATTGTGGACACGATGATTGCATCGGCCCTTGTTGATGAAAATCAAATGCGCTATGACTTAAACAACTGTGCTAAAAGATACACCGGTAAAACAAAAAATGAAAGTGATTTATATGCAGCTGCAAAAGATTGGGGTGTTGACGCCAAGGCAGAAATGTATAAACTACCTGCCATTTACGTAGGTGCATACGCAGAAAAAGATGCAGAGATAACATTAGAACTTTGGCAAGAACTTAAAAAAGAAATACTACACCAAGATATACAATCTATTTTTGATATGGAGACTGAGTTGTTTCCTTGTCTGGTATCGATGAAATTTCTTGGCGTGAAAGTGGACGTTGAAAAAGCTCATACAATGAAGCAAGAGTTATCGCAACAAGAAGCCAAGTTAATCCAAGAAGTAAGAAAAGAAACAGGAATAGACACTCAAATATGGGCTGCACGATCGATCGCACAAGTTTTTGATAAACTGAAACTAGACTATGATAGAACTGAGAAAACATCGGCACCTTCCTTTACTAAAAATTTTTTACAGAATCACCCCCACCCGCTAGTGAAACGAATCGCCCAAGCCCGTGAAATAAACAAGGCTCATACCACGTTTATTGATACCATACTCAAGCACTCACACAAGGGTAGAATTCATGCTGATATAAACCAATTAAGATCAGATAATGGCGGAACTGTGACAGGCAGATTCTCGTATTCAAACCCAAATTTACAGCAAATTCCAGCTAGGAACAAAGACCTTGGACCACGGATCAGGGCGTTATTTGTGCCCGAGGAGGGCCATACATGGGGTTGTTTTGACTATTCTCAGCAAGAGCCTAGGCTGGTAGTGCATTATGCGGCTTTACAGAATCTCTATGGAGTGGACGATGTATTGGAGGCGTATCGTGAGGGAGACGCTGATTTTCATACGATCGTTGCTGATATGGCAGAGATACCTAGATCGCAGGCTAAGACCATAAATCTTGGCCTGTTCTATGGTATGGGTAAGAATAAA